GTACGAGTACCCGCACGGAATGGTAGCAACGGGCAACAAGCGAGTGCGGCTTAACGCAGACCTTCGCGTCGTCGAGGAAACCGTGCTGGCCTCGCAGACCGAACCTCGCACGCCAAGCGGGTGGGGAGGCCAGCAGCTGCACGGAGTCGAAGACTTGAAGCTCGTGCGCCTGGACGACGAGGTGGTGTTTACGGGAACCATGGCCCACGCCGACGGCCGCATAGGCATGTGCATAGGCAAGTACGAAGATATCTTGCGCCCGTCGGAGCTCACGATGAAGGCCTCGTGCGAGAAAAATTGGGTCTTTTTGCCAGGCCAACGATCCATGATCTACAACTGGCATCCTCTGCAGTACGGGCCTCTACGAGGCGTGGAGCTTGCTATCACGCAGACCACGCCGATGCCGCGCCTCTTCGAAATGGCGCGCGGATCGACCAACGGTGTGGAGTTTGAAAACGAGTGGTGGTTCGTCGTGCATTTCGTGCACAAGCACGGCAATGAAATACGGTTTTATTACCATTCCATTGTGGTCTTGAGCCCGCAAGTGCAGTTGCTGCGGTACACGTACCCGTTTAAATTCAGCGGGACGGCAATTGAGTATTGCTTGGGTCTGGTGGTGGAGCCAGGGAGACTACTCCTCACGCACAGCGCGAACGATGCGGACAGCAACTTGCTGGTGGTGTCCCGCAGCGCAGTTGACGCGCTGTGGATTTAAGCGTCCCACTGCGTGTAGTTGAATGGGTCGGGGGGAGGCAAGTGGGTTTTCCAGTAAAGATCAGTGGGGTCAATGGGGGGTTTAGGGGCAACTCGCTTTTTGAGCTCGCCGACTTGCGGCGGCTTGGGCGCAAAGCAGTTGACGCCCATTTTCTGCATCGCATTTTGGATGTACCCTCCGTTGACGCCAGGCCGCCCGCAGTCTTGTTTGTGTTTGGGGTTGACTTGGAATTCCTGCCAGGTTTTGGTTTGAGTTGGGTACAGGCCCATTTGGTCGTCGGACCACCCGTAGTTGCACCATTCGGCTCCCTGTTTGTGAGCGTCCGTGATTTGCTGAACGGTGGCCAGTTTCCCGCCGTACGCTTTGCAGACGGCCTTGGCGTTCTGGTAATCGAGTTGGCCAGGCACGTGAAATACTTGGGCGACAGCGTCTTTACTTTTCTGAGAAATGGTAAAATCGACTTCGGGATTTTTCTTAAAAAGGTTCCGCACGGTGGCGGTCAAATTGACGCCTAAAAAATACTGACTCCCGACCAGCGAGATGACAACTAGAAATATGGCTAAAATGAATACTTCTAGGGTGGTGTAGGCTTTGCTCAGCGAAACCAGCGTAATCAGCATAATGCCAGCGACAATCGGCACAAGAAATTTAAAACTGACGCGGTCGTCAGTGAAAGCGTCGGGGTTATCCATTATCTTAGGCTTTACAAAAAATGATCGAGCGCGAAATGCTCTTCGACAAAGATTGTCGCCGCGTCCAGGTCAAAGTCGGGGGTTCGGGGGCAGCGATGAAACCATGCGTAAAGCGCTCTAAATTGGGCTTCGGTCATGGCTGTGTTGATTTGCTCCAGAGAGAGCACACCAGCAGGAAAGGGCATTGCAGCAAGTCCAAAGGGGTCGAGCAACCGCTTAAGTAGGGAAAGAACTTGCATTGCGCTCATCAATCCGACCAAGCGATCCAGTTCAAATACCTCGGGGTTGTGTTTGAACAAGGCGTGGACATTCGTCCACATCGCCGTGTAGTCAGCATAACTTAACGCCATGTCGAGATTAGAAAAAAAAAGAAGTTGTCTTTTTCATTTCTCATCCCACGGCAGAAGTTTCCAGAAGAAAGACAAAGCAGTACCCGCCTTTTGTCGGCGTCGTAGTCGAAAAAATCATTTCATCGTCGATGCATACCCAGCCAGTGTCATGGCGCACGCAAGCAGTGTAGTGGCCTCCCCCAACGCTGCCGTTGTGCACGCAGACGGCAGCAAGTTTGTAGGTGTGGGGACCAAGCACCAAGGTTTCAGGGACGTCGACGACGGACGAGTCTTTGCGGACGTCCACGGTGAAACGTTTGAGCGCGATAAACAAGACAGGCGGCAAGGTCGCGAACGCGCACCGCCGCTCAACGCTGTGCGGCAGGCCTGCGTCGTCTTTCCACCCGTCCATCTTTTCCGAAGCAACATAAGCGTGAAGGCAGTCGACCAAGGTCGTGACTCCTTCAGGGATGGGTAGTTTCAGGAAAAAAAACGGTTCGGGAGTCGACGCCAGCACCGTACCCGTTCCTTCTTCTGTAACGGTGTGGACGTGCACGCCAAAGAAGAGTTGAATGATGGGCGATTGAAACTGACCTGCAACCATGGCCCGACTTTGCGTTTCGGTGTCAGCAGCTTTTTCGCTGCAGTAGGCCGTATGAAAAGCGTCTACCATAAAGTGAATGAACTCGTCAACGTCGTTTTGGCGTAAATTCATAAAGGCCGCGTTTTTTCGATGATGGGCATACATCTGAATGTTGTGCAAAAACCGCTCGGGTCGCACGGTAACGTTGCCTGATTGCGCCATGCGCCGCAAATCATCGTACTCTTTCAAAAATTGCTGCTCAGGGGTTGACGGGTTAATGGTAGTGGCATTCAATAGCGCGTTCAGTGGGGTGCAGTGCAAAAAGCACTGCAGCACCGAATTTATGTAGCAGGTGTTGCCTAGATTTACAAACCCTGATGGCATTTCGTTCGTTTACGCGTAAGCGTTTAAATAAAAATTTGGAAAAAAAATATTTTGTAGGGATTATGAAGATTTTGATTTTGATTTTGGCTTTGGTGGTAGCACTGATGATCCCTAAATTCGAGGCGTTCAAGGAAAAGCAAAAATACACGCATGGTTCAAGTTCTCCCTCATGGAATGGGTTGATGCGGTAATTTTTTTTTTACGCCACACAATGCATGTGGGTCTGGATTGTGATTGGGGTCTTACTGCTCGTTTTAGTGTGCGGGCGATCGCGAGAATCCTTTTACATTGAAAATAATGTTCCCGAAGGTATAAAATATATCAAAATCGTGAATACGCCCTACGTGAAAGAAGACGGGTCGCTAGTGGATACCGTTATGGGGTGGAGCGGAGCAGGTCACGACAATCCAGGCGACAAGAACCAAACAGAAGAGTCGTGTCGCGCCAAAGCCGCTGCCAATCCAGAGAAATATGTCGCGTGGGGGTTTCGAATGGACACCCATCCTGACCCCAACTATCGCAAGACGTGTTTTCTTTACCGAAAGGGAGAATTCGGTCGCTTTCGGGGTAATCCAATGGATAACGTTCACGTTACGGGATGTGTCAATCCAGGAGAAAAAGTTGCGAATGCCTGTAATCTTGGTGACGTGATTGGGGATCGGTATCTGCAAATTTCGCAACTTGCCGCGTTCGACATGAACGGCGTCAACGTGGCCAAAGGCCAGCCCGTCACGGCGACTCCGCCGCTAAGTGGCTCGGGGGCGGCATCGATTGCCGTGGATGGCAATTTGGTAGCGCGCAATTATCCTAATTTCATTTATCATAGTGAGAGTACCAAGGGAAACGAGTTCTGGCAAGTAGAACTAAAAGAACCTACAACATTAAGCCGCATTGAGTACTACAATCGATTGGACTGCTGCCAATATCGAGCTCGAAACTATATACTTTTGCTCCTGGGGAGCGGGGGAGAATTGTTGGCGTCGATTCCGTTTCAGTCCTCGTCCCAGTCGATGACGTTTTATTTGAATAAAATGGATGGAGTGGAAGGGATTGAGGGACCGAAAGGCGACAAGGGTGAAAAAGGCGATCAGGGACTGAAGGGAGATCCAGGGCCAGCAGGGCCCGCGGGCAGCGCAGGAGCTCCAGGAGGGCAAGGAGTTGCTGGACCGACAGGAGAGAAGGGTCCAAAGGGAGACAAGGGAGATCAAGGCCCGATGGGACAAGACGCTCTCGAAGAAGGCGCGGATGGAACGTACGCGCATACTGTGCTAGGAAGCTCGAAGTATGGTGAATTAACGTAACCTTTTTTTAGGACCCAAAAGGCATGTGGATTTGGATTCTCGGTGTTGTATTGATAGTGATTCTTGTCGCGGGTCGACTATCGAACCCCAAAGAATCCTTTCAGGTCGAGATGAGTGTATCCGACAAAGTAAAATACGTTGTATTGTTGAACGGCCCCACTCATGATATCGGCATGGAGCCAATTATTGATATTGTACCAGGGTGGCATGTCGGTAGCGAATTTGACGAGTTCAGTAACAAACAAACGGGTTTGACTTGGCAATTCTGTCGAGCTACCGCTGCACAGAACCCTGAAAAATATATCGCGTGGGGTTTTAGAAAAAAGAACCATCCTGACAACTCATATAAAGAAACGTGCTTTTTTTACAAAAGAAACAGTAAATTCCAGTCCAATTTTTATGGCGAGGTCAGTGATCCCTACCATATCACAGGGTGCTTAAATCCAGGTGAAAAAGTTGCTAACAGGTGCAACCAAGGCGATGTTATGAGCAGGCGCGAGATTATTCTTTCTCAACTCGCCGTGTTTGATATGAACGGTAACAATGTAGCAAAGGGTCAAGCGATTTATGCATCGCCCACATCTGGTGGAACCATCGCTAGCACCGTCAATGGAACCTTAGAGCAACGAAATTATTCCGATTGTTATACTAGTGGTAATACGGGAAGTGAATATGTCGTGTTACCGCTTGGCCAATCTACACAAATCAGCCGCATCGAATATTACGGTTCAAAGGAACTAAGTGTATCTCGATTTTACACTTTTCATCTACTCGGGGAGGGCTACGAACCAGTCGCAGTCATTCCGTTTCAATCTTCTGCCAAATTTATGGCGTTTGACTTTAAAAAAATGAAAGGGGAGCCTGGTCCGAAGGGCGATGCGGGTGCAAGGGGCGAAGCTGGCCCGAAAGGCGATGCGGGGGACGTAGGGCCAAAGGGGGACCCAGGTCCAATGGGGCCTCAAGGATTGGCGGGAGCAGCAGCCGAAGTGGGTGCGCAAGGCCCAGCTGGACCTGAAGGGCCTACGGGTCCTCAAGGAAAGGACGGTGTTGCGGGTCCCCCAGGCCCCGTAGGTGCAGCGGGAAGCGGGGGTCCCGTAGGACCTGCGGGGAGTGCAGGTCCTGCAGGCGCGGTCGGACCGAAGGGTGATAGTATCATTGGTCCGCCTGGAGCAAAAGGTCCGAAAGGCGACAAGGGAGATCAAGGGGCGAAGGGGGAAATGCCATTAGAAGACGGTATTAGTGGAACTTACGCCGCCACGGCACTAGGTAGTTCAGCAATCTAATTTTCCTAGAATTTTCCTAGAATTTTCCTAGAATTTTCCTAGAATTTTCCTAGAATTTTCCTAGAAATTTCCTGGACAAACAATTCTTGAGTAAAGTTTTCGAACACAACTTCAAATCCACACGAATACCACCTAATGTCTGTGTTCGACAACTTAGAATTCCGTCGGCTCCAAGCCAAAAACCCATCAGGTCACTTAATACGAGTCTTAAAATTATATTTTTTAGCCCGCGACGACCGCTTTCCATTTGTAACGTTTTCCGAAGAAGGCGACAGTCTAATCATCACTGATACTGACATCTTCATGCACCATTGGACCAACTTGGTAGGAGCAAGTCCAAATTTTGAATCATTCCAGCGATTTTTACGCGAGTATAATATTTTCGTGAAAAAAATCATTGCTCCACAAAAAACCTACTGGTTTGGAGGCGATCACTTGCATCGCGATTTTGAAGATAGACTCTTCGAAATCACGCGCACGAGAAGAACGCGGCGCGCGCTTGCAGAGAGCTCTTAAATAGGTACGCGGATGTCGGTCAACCCCGCTCGAATTTCGTGCGGAATAAGCTGCTTTAAATGTCGCGCTGCGTCGACTACATTGCAAATGTGGACGCCATCCGATTCTTTCGGAGGAGTGCCGTACTCGTCTTTGTAGTGCACGAGTTTTAGGATGGCATAGAGCTTAGGATTGTAGAGCTTAATTTTATCGTGGCGGTCTTCAAGCAAATGCTTTAAATAAAGGAGATCATGGCTTTTATTCGACTGCGAACAGTCAATGTAGAAATTTTTTGGATTGAACCCTGAAGTACTAAACCAGTAGCCCTGGTGCTTCCCGCATTTCGTGCAGTGCGCGCATACTTTTTCTTTTAATCCGCGGGAGGGTGGTCCGTAAGCGCGACCGTAGTCAATAATTTTAGTCATATACTTGCAGCAAAACGATAGGTCCCCGTAGTGGAATTGCAGGGGCTGGGGCATTTCATAAATCATAATGTTGTTCGCGTGCAAGTCGTAGTGCGTAAACTCATGGACGAGCGCCGCTAGCACGGCGTATACCTGATAGAGAATTTTGGGCAACTCATCCCTCACAAACTGCTGCGAAAACGAGTACCGTTCAATCGTTTGGGCTTCGGGGCTACGAAGGTACTGCACGAGCAAGCACTGTCGATCGTTGTGGCGACACGACTCCTTTATATCGGGTTCGATGCGGTGCAGACCCGCAAGGGGAGTAACGCGGCTCCGCCCTTTCGCGTCGGCGGACTCGTAGCGGTACATGGCATACGTCTGGACAAAGCAGGGAAAATGCTTATGGATGAGTTCGTTGATGTAAAGCCCCAGCATGTATTCGTACGCCAAGTTGTCGGCCTCGGGGTCTTTGGTGGTTTTCAGCACCGCGTACGCCACGTACGCCGCCGCGTCGACGTGTTTTTTATACTCGAGGCAGTAGACCGACGCGTTGGCGGACGACGACCCAATTCGCTTGAGTCCGTGTTTCCCTATCTGTGTCAAATCTTCGAATTTGAAAAACTCGTTAATCTCTTTCACGCGAGTTCCCGTTGCAAGGCATGCGATGGGGTCAACGCAGACTTGCGTCAACGCGGCTCGACGCGTCGTCATACAGTATTCGTACCAA